GGTGTCCAGGCGTTGACCGCCGATTTCCAATCTAATGTCTGCTTTCTGATTCTGACTTTTTGCCAATAGGTTCTTAATCTCACCCAATGCTTTGTTCATGTCCCCGAGACTTCCGCGGTCGCCCGTTGATGCGGAGATCGTGTCCATTCTGTTGGTCTTGATTGGTCGTTTTCCTGGCTGCGATATCAACGTGGACTTTCCTCTAGGGATGACAGCATCGTTGACCTCTTCTGCACCACCGGCAAGAGCGCCGCCGGCGGCGGAGCCAGCCATGCTGCCGACACTGTAGCCAGCCATAATAGCCATCGGGTTGCCAAGGCTCATGATGCCACCAGCAATAGCCCCAAGAACACCGCCGATCATGCCGCCCCAACCTTTGCCCTTTTCCTTCTTGGAACTACCGTCAAATACTCTGGCGATATCTATAAGAGCATTGATCGGCGCGAGGATAGCGCCGAAGGTTCTTAGCAAAACGGTTGAAACGCCGCCCAGAGCCTTGATTGCCTTCACAAAGCCCCAAATGAGACCGCCAGCCGAGCCGATGCCGAGAATGTAGGAGAGGGTCTTGCCGCCGGTGCCGGACAAAAACTCGTTCATTGTCGCAAAGAAGTCGCCGGCTGCTTCTGTGACATACGTTAAGGCAGGAGCCATATTAATGAAGAACTGTTCTTTGGCTTCTGTGAATTTGGTCATTGCTGTGGTATATGATTTTTTTCTCTTTGCGTCGTCTTCCTGTTCTTTCTGAAATTTACGCATTTCGGCAGGACTGCCAAAGAGCCTTGAAGCACTTGTAATATCCGTGCCCATGATGTCGGCAATCATCTGCTTTTGGCGTTTGCCCATTGTTTTGAAGTTCATGCCACGCATATCAAACTCTGCACGCAGTATCTTTAAGCGCTCATCCGAGTCAGCGGTCATCATCTCTACTGAGTTTAGCTGCATACCAAGCTGGGCGTTGAGTTTGCCGGCAACGTTGGCAGCGCCTTCAAACGTATCAAACATTTCAGAGAAGTCAAATGCCTGTCGGGTTGTGAGACCTAAAGTTCTAGCTTGTTCGTTAAGTCGTGAGAAAACCCTAACACCATCAACTCCGAAGCGTGACATCTGCGGACCTAAATCCTTAAAGTCGCTAACAACTGCTGACAGGGGCTGACCTGTTCGGATAGCTAGATTTTCAAATTCGGCTGCGGCGGTGGCGGCGGCTGGGATTGAAAGTCCAAATCCAGCATTAAGTTGGTCAAGTGCCGCTGCGGTCTCTTCGGCTGCAACACCCATCTGCAAGAAGTTTCCGGTAAGTTTGTTGACGCCTTTGCGGGCAACTGGGGTCAAGGAGTTGTACATCTTGAACCCAGTGCTCAAGCCACCGACAACCTTCTGGGCTTCGCCCATACTGAGATATAAACCGTCATGGCTTGTGGCGAGGTCTATTACATCCTGTCGTAAAGCGTGCGTATATCCTGTCTGCCTAGCCAGGGCGACGTTGACCTCGTCTAGACCAATAGCCGTTTTTTTCATGCCGCCGCGAATACTCTTTGCCATTGATAGACCGAGACTCTTCATCGAGGCAGTTAAGTCAAGTGTCCCCTCTTCAGTGAGCTTAAGCTTCTTCAGGAAATCTGTGTTTGTTACCCCGAATTCCCTAAGGGCTTCAGTGGCGGCTCTGGTCTTCTCGTTAAGGCTGTCTTGAGCGTCAGCGACTTCTACAAGCTTTTGGGTGTTCTGGTCTAGTGTAAGCGCGAGTTGTCTTAGGGCTTCTTTATCTTCCTGTGCTACGGCTATGCCGGCTTTCTCTAGGGTCTCTTGTTCTTTCTTGAGGGCAAGGTAAGCTTTAAGCTCGTTGTTAGACTTGCTTTGTAGGTTCAGCCTCTCTCGGTGGAGATTGTCTGCCCGAGAATGGATTTGTGTCTGCTCAGCCAGAAGCCGATTGACCTCGGCGAGCTGCTCAGGACTAAGATTGTTCACGGTCATCTAGCGGCTATCCCTTGATAGGCCAGTTGATACCGGCTTCTCTTTCAAAGCGTTTGATGGCGATTTCAAGCTTGGCTTTTTGCTTATAGGTCATGGGGTCGTCTAGACCGTACTTCCGGATGAAGTCCATGTATTTCTTTTCGTTCACGAGGGCGTCGGTGAATCTTTCTACTTCTATTCTGTTCCCTCGAACTCGTACAGGAACTCGGCGACCCTTGAACATCTTGGATAGCAGATATTCAATCCACGCTGCGAAAACGTGGAGAATGTTCTCATTTAACTGCTCACTCTTAAACTCGTTAAGATCCAAAACATCATTTTCAAAGTCAATTTGCATTATTCACACCTCATCGCGCTGTTTACTAACTAGTTTGATAAACAGATTCTTTACGGAGTATAGCTTCTGCCTCTGCCGGCTGGAGACTTGGAGGATTTGTTTATTTGATCTGATTCTTCTTGTTTCTGCCTTATAAGTCGCTCTAGGAACCAATTCCGAACGCTGATGGGCAGATTGTATGTCTCAAAAAAGCTCCAACCGCCGTGATACTTCAGTTGGAACATGTGTTCGTATACGTTTTCTATATACTCATCACTTAGGCCAAAAAAAGTTAGCGCTAAGCGGTACCTCCATATCTGCGGTGTGCCCGCAGTTAGGACAATCAAATATTTGAGTCATGTCAATGTTTGGGAGACCCTCAGTGTAGGCAGTCCTGAGGACTCTTGCATCTCTTGCCGGTAGGGCTTGGATGAATGCCTCAATCACAAAAGGTGACGATTCGCCATTCACCCCTACGATATAGCTTCTCAACACATCGGTGGTAGTTCTTGATTCTTGTTTCTTTTTTGTTTTTCGTTCCATCTCTTTGAACAAACGGATTTCGTCGTCGCCAGTTAGCATCTGGCACTCAACAGTAGCCTCTGTCATCGGAAGACGAACTAGGAGCGTACCGTGTTCTGTTAATGAAGCGTTGTTGTTTTCTAGATTCGCCTCATAATCAACGATTTTGGGCTCAGAGATATCAAACGAGAAATCTTCCGAAACATCACAGGATGGGCAAGTGACGTTTGTCTGATAATCGTTGCCATATCCAGTTCTTCTAGCCGCAACCAGCAGAGCGTTCTTGTCGCCGATCAAGAGGGAGCCGACTTTGACTGATTTGTCCAAGATAAGACTCTGCACCATCCGGTCAAGGGCTACACCCTCCTTGAGGAGAGCACGAGAAGACAAAATGTCCTCTTCTTTTGCCGTCATGTACTTGATTTCCACACTGGTGGCGTTATGGAGTGGGTGCTCTGGTCCGTAGAACCTGCCGGCACTCGGAAGAGTTACAAACTCTGTTGGAACTGACCATGAAAATGCTGGCGAAGGGTTGTCACCGACTGCGGCTTGAGCAGTGGTTCCGATGGAATCGTCCTGTGGAGTGAAATCCTCAGGGAATCCTGTTCTGTTCTGATTGCGACTCATAAAATGTAACCTTTCTTTCTCAGTATATCAGACAATACTGAACTTGTTTAGAATATTAGTCAGCGGCGCGTGTTCCGTCGCGACCGTTGGCTCTAGTTTGAGCAAGCTTTGCCCAATCGTAGGTTAGTTCAACGGTTACTTCGTTCATGTCGTCCGAAGAGTAATCCAAGCTGCCGCCGAAATCAATTGCCGTAATAAATGGATTGACTAGCTCCCAACGCTCAACAATTTCACCGTTCTCGTCCATCTGATCAATGAACACAGAGCCGATCTGCTCAACAAAAGCCTTCTTGCTGAGACTCAGCTTTGACTTGCTAGCAGTGGTTGGGAACTTGTAGCCAGCGGCTCCAAGAACATCCAAAAAGGCATAAGAAAGGTCAGGATCAATTGGGTCTACCAGAGTCACTGAAATTGGATCCCAGGTCACTCTGCCTGGATACTTGAACGTGTGATCAATGTACTGGTGTTCAATTGTACTGACGTTAGCTTTTGGCTTACTTGCAGATTTGACTGCCCATACAGGAATAGCACCTTGACCTAGGGTCCTGCTGCTAAACTTAAGTTCAAACCGATACTGGCGTTTTGGCTCAGTTCTAACATCGCTCCAGAATAAGTTAGACATTATTGATCACACTCCTTATTATAAATAGTTGCCCGCGGATTAATCCTCAAAGGATGCTCCGCTATTTGTGACCACAAAGTCAATTGCAAAGTACTCTACGGAGCGAGTTGGCTTGACAAGCAACTTGGCGTAGATGATGTTACGATCAATTAGATCTGGTGTGGTCGTTGTTTCGTCTAAAACCAATCTGAAGTCTTCAATGCCGTATTCGGCACGAACGCTTTCTAGGAGAGGACCAGCCTGACCCAAGAAGCGATCCCAAGTGTCTTGTGTGTTTGGTCCGAATAATAGTCTTGAAGCGATGAAGCTAATCTCTCTCTTCAAGTAAATCATCAAGCGACGGACGTTGATACGATCAAGCGCGGAAGCAGTTTGCTGTAGGGTCTTCTGACCGAAGATTACGATGCCCTCTGCTGGGAACTTGGCAATTGGGTTAATGTTGTTTTCATATAGTTCGTCACGCTCGTCAGAAGTGAGTCTTCTAGAGACATCCAACACTGGCAGACCGGCTGCGCCTTCGGAAAGACCGCCGCGAGTGAAGCCGGCAGGTGCGAACCATGGAGCTTGAACTCTATCTGTTGTAGACAAGACGCCCATGGCTGCAACCGAAGGTGGAACCCAGACATTTCTGTTTGAACTAGTATCTAGGATACGAACCCATGGATAGTAGGCTGCGCCATAGCTGTTGTTGATGCTTCTGGCGGCTACGGCAGTAGCGGCAGCGGTTGGGGTGTTGGCTGCGTTGCGCTCTTGTTGAGAGCCCGTGTTTTCTGCTGAGGGGGTGTACGCCTTCTCAATGTCAATGATGGCAAGGCAATCACCACGCTCTTCTGCGGTATCTAGCAAGTAACTCGTCACTTGTGGTGCGGTAATACCGGGTATTGTGACGACATTCATCTGAACTCTGTCAGTATCGCCTGCAATGTTGATTGCCTTGCGAAGAGAATATAGTTCGTAAGAAGCCTTTTCATCTGTTGCCGCAGCAAACTTAGTATTGCGGAAAGGTTCGCGCTCGGTGATGTCGTAGCCGTCAAAGCCGCCATGAAGCATGGTGGTGAATCGGTCAATGCCGGCATCTAATGCAGCCTTGTAGCTTGCATCTACAGGAGCCGTGAGGCTGGTGCCGGCAGAGCGTTGGGCGCGACCATACGTGTACCCATCAGCGGCGGATCCGCTGACGTTATCTAACGAGAACACCCAAGAGATTTCTACGGCGTTGGTTATAGAGTCTGTCGTCTCGAGGAAGACATCGTAGGAAGTGCTAGAGGGATCACCATTTCCACCTGCGTCCATAGAGCGAACTCTAATGGTGTCTGAAATGTCTTCGTTGAAAGTCACATTATCAGAAG